GCCGGACCGTGCCGGCGGGCCGGCCTACTGCCGCGGCCGCGGCCAGCGTGTCCACGAGGACGACAGATTCACCAGATTCACCAGATTCACCGACATTCACCCCGTTCACCACTTCCGCCCGGACGGATAAGCGCAGCGGCCGGAGTGCCCGAGGACGTCATCGCAGCGGCACGGCGGGTTATGGAAGCCGGCGTCCAGGCACCGTTGCACCGGCCCCCCGCACTTGACCGGCACCGGCGCGAGCGAAACGCGCCGCTTGCTGCCCCACCTAAGCCGGCCCGTTCGTTTCGCCGTCACCGGTTCCGCCGCCTTCCGAAGTATGGGATCCCGACCGCCCGAGCCCGCGCCGTCGCGTCCCCGGATACCGGCCACGTCCAGCCGTCTTCCGCTGCCCGACGTTCCGCCCGTTCCACCGTTTCACTAGCTAGGGCCGGGTTATCCGCTGCCGCGTCGCAACGGTCCCGCCACCCGTCCAGGTCCGCGGCCGTCACGGTGCCGCTTCCGTCGCCGGCTGCCCGTAGTCCACGCGGCAGCGGTTCGCATATGAGCGCCGGCCGTTCGCCGGGTCCGCGACGTAATGGGACCAGCCGACGTCGAACCGTTCAATAGCCCGGCCGCAGTGCCGGCAAACGATCATGCCGCAGGAGTCGCAGCTGTTCACAAAGTCCACCCATCCGGCAGCCGCGGCAGCGTGACCACCGCGACTTGAGCCCAAAGCGACGGCCGGCCGATATCGTCCGGCTTGAAAGTGAAGTTAGGGGCCGAGACAGGCCGGACGCCTAACGCTTCATATTCGGCCCGGAGGTCCGCGACCGCTTCCGCCATTAGTTCGGACCGGGTCCGGCGCGAGTCGATCACCGGCCACACCATCTTGAATGTTTCGACGGCCACGGCCTAGCCCCGTTCCGGACGCGCCGGCCGCGGAATCCTGCCGCGGAACTTATCGCCCCACGCCCGAATTTCAGCCTGCGCCTTAGTCTCTAGAGCGATAGCAGGGTGGACGTCCGGCCGGCCGCGTTCGTCCTCAATAATCAGACCTTCCCGAGCTATCCGGGCCCGAGCATCCCGCAGGAGTGCCACCTGGCCGCAGTACGCTTCCAGGTCCGGGCCGACTATTTTGGCCGGGTTATCGTGCGCCGTGACCACTTCCACCCACACGGCCGCGGCCGCCGAGTCCAGATGGTCCGGGGCCGGGAAGTCCGGGGCCGGCGGGTCCGGCGTTTTGCCGGGTATCTTCCCGCGGGTCCGGCGAACGGGGGCCCCCCCAGCTGCCGCCGCCGTCACGAGTTGAGCCCCCGCCGCATGTAGAGCAGCGCGAGCCCAGGCTGCCCGGTCCGTAACGCCTTTTCGGCCCGCCTAATCCATTCAGCCAATGTTGAGCCTTCCCGTTTGAATTTTGCCCTTAGCCATTGCCACCGGCACCGCCGTGGCATCCAGCCGCTTGAGTGCCGGCGCGCCGCGGTCCGGATTCCAGCCCGGCTTGACGTCTAGGAACAGTTCGTCGACCACCGTTTCGAACCACTGACACCGAACCGGATCGTCCGACAGGTAGAACAGTTCCAGCCGCTTGTTATCGTTTAGGTTCGCCGTGGAGGAAATCGAGAACGAGAACGATTCGTTCGAAATCGTGACGAATTTTGCATGGGTCCGAGTAGTCCGGATATGTTCCTCCCCGAAGACGTCCATAAGCGTTACGGCGTAATCTTGCTTGCCCGCTAGTTTGTTGAACCCGACGTCCAGCACGAGCCGGAACGTCCGAATATTGCCCGTTTCGATGAACCGGTTCATTACTTCCGAGTCATAGAGCCCGGCGGACCAAGTGCAGATGGAGACGTCCGCCGGCCCGGACCGTTCCAGCAGCACGAGGACGGCGTCCAGCAGGGAGAATTCCCCGTTAGTCATAACCTCATAATCGACACCCGGCGTGAACGGTTCCAGGGCCCGGAACGCCGAAGCGGTCCGGAGCATCCGGTGCCGCCGTTTGGTCCGGGGCCGGACTATCCCCCGGACGCCCGAGACGTCCGGGGCCGGTTCCACGTTCAGCGGCAGTTCATCCCCGCGCCGGAACTTTTGCTGCTGCCCGCCGAAATTCGCCATTTTGTGCCCCTTTTTTTGGTCCGTAACCTTGCTGACGTCTACAAGTTTACCGGCGAACGTCTACGAAAAGTAGACGGCACGCCTAAAAGACAGGCTCCGTTTCCGGCGTACCCCAGCCGCCGCCCCAGTCGCCGCCGCCTTCCGCCGGCTGCCCCCCGCCGGCTGCCGCTGCCGGTGCCGAGGTCCCGCCGCCGTTCGTATAGCCGCCGGCCGGGTCCGTCTGCCGCGTCATGCGCTTGACCGTCGCGGACGCGTACCGCAGCGAGGGGCCCACTTCTTCCACGTCGCATTCCCAAACGGTCCGTTTTTCGCCCGCTTTATCCTCATAGGTCCGGCACTTGAGCCGGCCCTGGACGATAACCCGCATTCCCTTTTTGAGCGATTCGGCCACGTATTCGGCCGCTTCCCGCCAGATAGCGCAGCGCAAAAAGAGCGTTTCCGCGTCTTTCCATTCGTTCGCCGTTTTGTCGAAGTGCCGCGGAGTGGACGCCACCGTGAAATTGGAGACGGCCGAGCCGCCCGGCGTAAACCGCAATTCAGGATCCGCCGTAAGGTTCCCCACCACGGTTATCAGTGTTTCGCCGGCCATAGTCCCGCCCTTTTCATTTCGTTGTCTGCCGCTTCCCATATTCTGGAAAGTTTCCGGCGTTCAGTGTTGGTTAGTAGCACAGCCCGGTCGTAAACCGCGAGGACCCGCGCCGCCGGAGCCGCGAAAGTTTCCAGCGAGTCTTCCAGGGACCGGACGACGTCGCCCACCGGTTCCACCCGGTAGAGGTCCCCCCGGCCATACAGGCTGGCATGATATTTCGCGTACAGCTTGACCGTGGAGAAATAGACCGCCGGCAATTGGCTGGGCCCATCCATACCGAGGTGAGCGCCGCCGGCGTCCCGAGCAGCGCACCACGGACAGCCGTCGTGCGACTTCCGCGCGTGACCAGGCTGGAGCAGATCACCGGGCCCGAGCCCGTCCACCCCGCCGTGGAAGTAGAACGGCCCGCCCGTCATGCCGGCCACCAGGTCCCGAGCGCCAGGCCGGCGGCCGTCACCAGCAGGAGCCGGGCCGCTGCCATGCAGAACACTTCCGCCCGCGTCACTTTTTGCCCCGGACTTCATCTAGCACAGTCAGGTCATAACCCGGCACGACGGCCGCCCTATATTCGTTTTGGCCGGCGGCCGTCAGCCAGGCCGGCACCGGCAGCGCCGGGATATCCAGCGCGGCCGCGACGTCCCGCTGGAACAGGGCCGCCGGCGAGTCCCGCCAGCCGTGGAGCAGCGCGACGCCGTCCGCTTCCAGCAGGAGACGCAACGCAGCCCGCTGCCAATCTTCCGCGGAAGGGTCCGCCGGCTGCCCCCGGAGGTCCGCGACGTCGAGCCGGGACGGCGACGCGATAGCGAAGCCGGCCCGTATGAGCCGGACCCCGTTCGCCGCGAATTCGCCCAGGCCCCAATCCGGCAGCCCCGGACCGCAGAGGAACAGCGTAGCCTGCGCCGGTTCAGTCGCCGGCACCGTGGCCCCCGTCCAGCGGCAGGACGTCGCCGGTCCGCAGCGAGTCCGCCAACGAGTCGAGCATGTCCGCCAGTTCGTCCAAGTTTTCCGGGCCCGTCGAGTCCACATGGACCAGCGAGAGCCGGCCAGATTCTTCCGCGAAAGTCACCACCAGCGCCGGCAGGACACCGACCACGACCGGCACCACTTCCGGCCGGCATTCCCCGCAGTCGCACGGATAGCGCGCCGGCCGGAGCAGGACCCGGATATCGGTTCGGCCGTTTTCGTTTTCGTCTTCCACTAGTACCCCTTTAGGTTCCGTCTATCCGTCTAAAATTTGGCCGCGACCGTCCAGGCTAAAAAGACGCCCGGCGCACGCCGAAGCGCACCGCCTACGCTGCCGCCAAATCCGAAAGGACCGGAGCCGGCAGCGCGGCAAGTTGGATCAGATGGACCGCCACCGATTCGGCCAAGGGTCCGGGTATCGG